TCTCCTTTCCGCCGATCTTGCCGAACTCCAGCAGCGAGTAGGGCGCCACCTCGGCCCAGAACTGCCGCCAGGATCCGACCTCAGCGATCAGCGGATCCATGAACAGTTGGCACCCGAGGCCGCTGTTCTGGCAGAACCGCTTGCTTAGGGCCAGGCCTTGCCAGTCCACGCCGGAGGGCTTGGCATACCGGCCGATGCCGTTTTCCTTGTCCAGCACCGTGTCAGCGAAGATGTCCGGCGCCCAGCTGGTGCTGCCAGCGCTCTTGCTGTAGGTGCCGTCATCACTCACCACCCAGGAATCCTTACCCTCGGTGACGAACGCCGAGATGCTGCGCAGATCCTGCACGCCGCGGCCGGAAAATACCCCGAATGCCATGGTGCTCATCCGGGCATACTTGCCCTCAGTTGATCTCAGCTGTTGCTCTGTAACGGCCGTGATCTGGAACTCTGGGCCCGCCTCGAAACTGAACTGAATGTCGGTGTCGCTGCGGACGCTGAACAGATCCCACTCATTGGTGAGCACCGGCCCGCGATCCTTCAGCACTGAGCTGATGTCCTTTAGGTCGCCCACCCATCGAAACCGATTGCCGTTGTGCCTAAAGCTTTCGCCTTTGCCGCTGTTCTCAATCAGGGCGATTTGTTTCTGCCCGTTTTGCGCCCGCTCGGCCGCTAGGTCGCTGATCGGCTGAAACTCAAACTCCCACTTCTGGTTGCCGCTGCCGGCGCGAAAGTCAAGGCTGATGAAATTATCGAGATCAGCGGACCTGCGGCAGGCGATAATCAGCGGCAGCAGATCCTGTGTGGCCCTGCTGAGCGGCCGATACAGCAGCCGGAAGAATGCCAGCCGGGACTTAATGCCGTTGTCACTTGCCTTGTATCCCTCGGGCTCGCTGTCGCCGTATTTCTTTTGCCTGCCTTGGATGCGGCGGAACAGCTTGACCCGCATTGAGAACGACACCATCTCGCAGGCTGTCACCGTCTGATACGCGGCGCTGTCGGCCTTCACCAGCGCCTTGGTGTAAAAGCTGTCATCCTTTGCGCCGTTTTCCGGCGCCTTGCTGTCGCCGTAGGGCGTTGACGGGGTGCGGCCGGCAGCGATGCAGCGGAACGTGGCCCGCACCTCGTTGTCGTCAAGGTTGGTGTTGTCGGTGATGCTGAGCAGGGCGAATCGGGCAGTGCCCAGCTGGTAGGTGCTGCCACGGTCCAGGCTGCTCACCAGCTGGTAGCGCTGCTCCTGGGCGGCCTCTTCGGCGATGTTGGTTTTTTTGTTCTGGGTCTTGGCGAATACCAGCGTGATCTGTGTGCCGACCGTGTAGCGACCACTGCCGCCAGCGCCCCATCCGTTGGTGGTCAGGGTGATGCCGTTGTTGGCGGTCACGATGTCGCCTTTGCTGTTGCGCTCCTGTAGCTGGACGTTGATCGGGATCGGATTGAACACCCCGCAGCTGGTCAAGCTGCTGGGGCTGAATGCCTGGCTGTAGCCGCTGCGGCGAGTTGCGCCATCGATGATCCGGCACACGTCATCACCCGGCGCGGCGCCCTCGCGGGAGGGGTCGCTGTCATCGCCGATCTGCCGTTGGTTGAACCTGGCGTTGCCGCTCTGGTTGAAATAGAGCCAGGTTTTTGATGCGGCGAACTCCCGCAGCGGCAGCTGGCCGAACGCCACCCGGTCCCAATCAATCTTGCGGATACTGGCAGCACCGGCCACCAGCAGCAGCTGCATAAATTGCGAACTGCCATAGCTGCGGACGCTGGACCACACCAGCGACGTGGCCACACGCACGCCGCCGCGTGGATTCTGCGCGGTGTTGGTGTAGACCAGATTCAGCGGCTCGCCGTACTGGGCCAGCTCCTGGGAGCTGTTGAACCCGAACCGTGGGGCGAAGCGCTGCTCACGGGTCTGCCGCGGGCTGCGGCCGGCGCTCGGCACCGATGGCCGCAGCAGCAGGGCGCTGGCCACCTGAAACAGGATGCCCACCACCGTGAGCGCAAGGGCGACGGCGCCGGGGCCCGCTTGGATCTCCGCCTGTTGATCCTCAATGCTGCGGCTGTAGTCCTTCTGTTGCGCCGCGATGAAGTCTAGGTAGTCCTCCTGACTCACGCCCAGCTGCTCAATCAGCTGGTGCTCATAGGGCAGCAGTCGTCTCATCGCAGCCGGTAGCACTGGCCGGCGCCCTGCGGCAGCGGCGTCATCACCACAGTCTGTCCAGGGGCAATGAACATCACCCCGCCATCCACCGCGACGCCCAGCGCCGCTGCAGCGCCGCCCAGCAAGATCGGGTCGCCCGGTAGGGCCGCGGCCACAGGATCGGCCAGAGAGGCCAGCAGCCGCCGCAGGTGAAGCAGCCCGAACGTCTCGGCCGTGTGCTCCCGGTAGACCCACTCAAACTGCGCCGCGTGATCCGGCAGGCCCAGCTGCCGCCGCACTGCGCAGACCAGCTGAAAGCAGTCCGTGCATCCGCTGCCATCACCAGGCCGGCAGCCCCACCGATACGCCAAGCCGATCAGATCATTCATCTGAGGTAGAGCTCCGCATTGAGCGGCAGGATGCCCACGTTCTGGCTGGTCAGTGTGCGGGCCGGGAAGTTGCTGCCGACTGAATCCATCGCTGATCTGAACCGCAGCTCCACCGTGTCATCGTTGAACCCGGAACCTGAGCCCACATAATAATCCTCGTACTGGTTGGCGATTGCGCCGGTAGCGTTAAGCCAGAGGGTGGTCAGGGTCAACTCGCTCAGCCGGTTGCCGTCGCCTTCCTCCACCAGCCGCAGCACCACCTCTAGGCTGGGGAACAGCACCTGCACGGTTTCATTGTCGCCGCCCAGGCTGGCCATTGCGCCGCTCACTTGGAACGGAGCGAAGTCATACTTGGCGCCTAGGTAGGTGTACTCCTGGGCGACAAAATAGTTCTGATAGCGGTGCCGGGTGCCGCTGCTGGTGCGCAGATTGAACAGCTGAGCGATGCGAATCGTGCTCATACGTTCAGCTCGGCCACCAGCTCCACGGTGATGCTGCTGATCTCATTGCCGGCCCATTGAATCGACGGCGGGCCGGCATACTCCCACAGGCAGCCGTCAGGGGAGCGCAGCATTGAACGCAAGCCGGGGCGCTGCGGGCTGCTGCTTTGGCCGGTGGTGGTGACGCCCGCAAACGTCTCAGGCGGCAGCTCAAAGCGATCGTCCTCATCGATGTTTTCGTAGTGCCGCACCACCTGCAGGATGTCCCGATCGCGGCGGTTAGCAAAGGTGAGGCGCAGCTGATAGCCGAACTTTTTGTTTCCGTACCGGCGCTTTACCGTCGTGCCCGCCATGGTGCGGAACACCTTTGTTGGGTAGGTGCCGAGCGTCATCTGCCGCTCGTTCGGTTTCAAATCGGGGAAGGTCGCGGCCATCAGCGGATGCCCACCTTGCTACGGGTTGCTGGGCTCTGTTGCAGTCTGTTTAGCGTCATGCTCATCCCCCGCTTGGCGCCATCATTGGCGGCACGCTTGCGGGTCTCGGCCATTGCCGATTCGAGCTGGTCACGGGAGACGTACTCCACCCCGTTGATCGTGGTGGTCTCGAAGCTCATGCTCAGCACCGGCGAGGCGTTGCTGCCGGCAGGTGATGCACCCATCAGCTCGCGCATCCGATCGCCACGGTTGCCGTCCGGGGCCTGCAGCGCCACGGGGATCCGGCGGCCATCAGGCAGCGGCACATAGGCCTCATTCATCGAGCCTTCGCCGAATAGGGCCACCTGGGGGGTGCTGGCGACGCCACCGCGAGAGTAGGCCTTCAGCGGCAGCGGGCCGGATGGGGACATGATGCCGCCGTTGGCGAAGCCGGTAGTGGGGAAGCTGAGGGCGGGGCTGATGCCACCAGCGCCGAACGGGCCGACAGAGGAACCAGAGAACCCGCCAACTGCAGATCCACCGATCCCAGCGAACATCCGGGCGATGCCGATGGCGATGTACTGGGCGATCATCTTCTTTGCCGTGTCAATCAGCGCGCTGGCGATGCCCTGCAGGAAGTCGGCGAACACCTCCTTGGCGGACTTGGTGCCGGCGATCATCTCCGCCATGCCGTTGGTCGCCAGGGTGGCCGCAGCATCAGCCGCTTGGCCAATCGCCGGGTACTTCTGCAGGATCTCATCGAGCTGCGCCTTCTGCTGCTCCAGCACGTTAAACACCGTCGGCTCGGATGCTTGGCGGGCGAGGTCTTGCATCATGCGCCGGCGCTCCATCAGGATCTCGTTCAGATCCTGTTCTGCCCTGAGCCGAGCCAGTGCCAGCTGTTGCTCCTTTTCGCGCTCCAGTCCTTCGCGGATGGCGGCGGTTTCAGCCACGCCGCCGAGCCGGGCGATTTCCTCTTCAATCGCCTTCAGGTTCTGCAGCTTCTCAAAATGCTGCTGGGTGATATTGTCAATCTCAATTTCTAACTCTAACCGGCGGCGCTGCTCATCGGTTGTGGCACCTAGCAAGCTCCTTTCGTTATAAAGCTGCAAGGCGGTCTTGGCCCGTTCTTCGTTGAACTGTTCGAGCTGTTTCTGTGCGGCGGCTTGCTGTTCTTGGAGTTGCTCCATTGCGGCCATGCTTTCCTCGTAGCCGGCGACTTGAGCTTGCGCCTGTTCGACAGCGCCAAACCCAATATTTTCCATTGAGCCCCCAAAGAATGTGCTCAGCGCTTTCTGGCGATGCGGCCCCATCCGTTGCACTCCGCTCACGGCGCTAGTGCCGAATGAGTCGCGGGCGTTGCGATTGGCGCGAGGGTTGCCGGCCAGTACGGTGGTATAGAGATCCAACAGGCTGGCCCCTTGGGTGCTCATGCCCACACCCTTGAAGCGGTCTTGGAAGTACCGCACGACGGGCCCCATTACCTGCTCCTCGAACGACTGGCCGGGAGTGACGCCGTACTGCCGCCGTTCAGGTGCGCCGAACTGGATCAGGCCCTGGTAGTTGCCGCCAGCGCCGCCACGGATTGACGGGCTGAAGGTGCCGGCGGTCTCAAAGCTGATGATCGTCGCCAGGTCGAGCGGGCTGACGCCGAGCTTTTGAGCCGCAGCAACCAGCGCCTTGCCGCGGCTGGAGATCTCAAACCTCGGGGCGGCAGCGGCGGTGGGTTGGCGCCCGGCCCCAGCACCCGCCCCTCCACCAGCCGGCACAACCGGCAGCGGCACTGCAGCGGCCGGCACGCCTGTGATCTGCTGCGCACGGGCAAACGCCGCATCGCGGGCCCCGGCAAAACGCGACACGTAGGCGCTTGATGCCTGATTCCTGCGCGTCACCGCAGCGCTCGGCGTGTAGGTCAGGCCCCGACGCTCGGCCATCGCCTTGGCCGCGGCCTCTGCATCCTGCACGCCCACCAGTCCGGTGAGCAGCTCGTCAAGGCCCTCGATCGCGAACTTCACGCCGATCGTGATCAGGCCGATTTTGCCCAGCGTGCCCAGTACCGTCAGCAGCCGGCCGGCACTGGTGGCCGCGGCGGTTGATGCGGTGCCGGCGGCAGTAGCGGAGGCGGTGTAGGCGTTCAGGGCTGCAGTGGCGGCCCGAATCCCGCCGATGGCGTTCATTGCCGTGGTCAGGCTCACGACGGCCACACCAGCCGCCGCCGCTGCCACGCCCACATTGCGCACCGGCTCGGGGAGCTTGTTGACTTCCTGCAGCAGCTGGGTTGCCGCCTTGGCCATCGCCAGCGCCGTGGGCAGCAGCGCCTCTCCGATCTCGATCTGCAGCTCCTGCCCCGCAATCTGCAGGTTGCGGAACTGTTGCGCCGGGCCCTTCATCGCCTCGGCCAGCTTGGGGGCGCCGTCGCGTTCAATCCGCCCTAAGGCTGTCAACACGATGTCGCCGGTGATTTTGCCTTCCTTCGCCAGCTCGCGGATCTGGCCGATCGGCACACCCATCACCTGAGCGATGCTCTGCACCACTGCCGGGGTCTGCTCAAAGACGCTGTTCAGCTCTTCGCCGCGCAGGACGCCAGTGCCCAGCGCCTGGCTCAGCTGCAGGAACGCCGCGCTTGCCTCAGTTGAGGTGGTGCCGCTCAGCTTGGCCGCCGTGTTGAATCCGTTGTAGACGGTGCTGACTTCCTCCAGCGTCAGCCCGATTGGCCGCAGCCTGGCGTAGATCTGCGCGAACTCTTGATTGGCCTGCGTCTGCGCAGTGCCGAACTTTTGCGCAGCAGCAGTGGCGGCGGCCTGCACCCTGCTGTAATCGTCAAGCCCCTGCGACAGCGACCTCAACCGCCGCTCTGATTCCTCACTCGCCACCACGGCGCCCAGCGATCCGCCAATGGCCCTGCCAGCGCCGATGGTAGCCAGGCTGCTGGCGAGGCCTGCCGCCAACCTGCGGCCCATCGAATCACCAGCTGCGGTGGCCGTGGTGTCGAGCCCCCGCAGCTTCCCTTCGAGCTTTTGGATCTCGGCGCCGTACCGCTGAAACTCCCTGCTGCCGATCTTGGCCTGCTCCTGCAGGCCACGGAATGCGCCAATGCTGCTGCGGATCCCGGCGATCGTGTTGTCGTTGGCGCGGGCGAACTGGAACGTGGCCGCCCGCAAGGTGCTGATCTCGCGTGCCGTGGTCTGGCTGTTCTTGCCCAGATCCTGCAGCGACTTCTTCACCCGGTCGATATTCCCGCCGCCCTTCACCTCGGCTGAGAGCCGGATGGCGGTATCCAGGCTCATTCGGGCCATTGATTATCCGATCGCCATTCCTGAGATCAGCCTACGGATCCGCCCTCATCACCCCCAGGAACTCCCGCTCCACCAACCGCAGATCCTCCAGCAGCCACAGCCGGTCCTGGCGTTTCACGCCCTCATCCTTGGCCCACAGGAAGAACACCTGATAGTCCAGCCCCACAGGGCCATTCATCCCCATCCGCCACTGGGTCTGCAGCTTCATAAACCACCCGATCGCCTCGACGTTTTCCGCCAGCAGGCCGAACGTCTCCGGCCGCCGCTCTACCTCAGGCACCGCCAGGCCGAACATGGCTGCAGCATCAGCCGCATCCTTGCCATCGTCGGCTGGGTCGCCCTTCGCGGCAGCGGCGAGGAACCGCGCCGCGTCGATCAGTTTTTTGCGCGGAACCCTCCAGCCTTCGCGGCGGCCTTCTCAGAGGGCTGGCCCAGGCTTTCAAGCCAGGCCTTGAAGATTGCAGCGCTGGCGCCCTGCACCCGGTAGAGCTGGGCTTTAGTGGCGTCGCTGAACTCGATCGGCTCGCCATCCTCGCCCACCACCTCATCACCCCAGCCGCAGAGCACCTCATCAGCCAGGTCCTGATAGGTGCAGGGCAGCGGGTCGCTCAGCGAGGCTTCCTCATCCTTGGCGTAGCCCTGCAGCGCCTCAATGCGCTTACGCATCGCCACCAACATCTGATTGTGCTGATCCTGCAGCGCCTGCGCGTCCTGCTCATCGAGAACGCTGAAATGAGCGGTGAACTTGTAGGGCTTCTTGACTCCACCTTTGGCCGGCAGGTCAACACTCACCGGCCATTCGATGTGGTCGGGCTGAAACAGGTGGAACATGGCGAATCAGAAGAAGATCAGGCGGGTTTCGTCGTTCTGCGTCTTGGGCAGCGCAGTAAACGGGATCTGCAGCATGTCGATTCCATCGGAATCGCTGAACGACAGATCGCCGCTAATCGCAGCCTTCGGGCAGAAGAAGATGGAGCTTTCCGTTGCTGCCGTACCCTGTTGCACCACGAACGGGCCATCGCTGGCGCCGCTGTTGTCAGCAGCAGCAGTGAAGTAGTTTTTGGTCGCAACCGGCGGATTTTCAATCGTCAGCGTTCCATTGGGGTTCGGGCGATCGGTGATACGGGCGCGAGGCTCGCAGTTGATCAGCGAACGGAACGAGGTAGTGAGACCCCAGTCGAAGGTGAAGCCCTCGGTGCAGGGCCCGTAGCCCTGGAACCGCAGCGCCTTGGTGTGGCGCGGGGTGACGGGCACCGGCTCGGCCTGGTTGCCGTAGGTGAAGGCCTCGGCGCTCTTTGCGGTCGGGGTGACGTACTTGCCGATGCCGGTGATCGTGAAGGTGCCGTAGCTGTTCAGCGGTGAGTTGAGCGCCGGGGAGCCGCGGAAGCCTTCGATGCGGTGCACGTTCTGATCCTTCACCGCCACCAGCGTGCAGCTAGAGCCGTTGCCAAAGGTGCTGATCGGCTGGTAGAGCGACAGCGCGGGAATCTTGTAGTTCACTGTGCCACCGGTGAACGATGCCGTGGACGCCACCACCGTCACCTCTCGGGTAGTGCCGTTGTGGGCCACGATCACGCCCTTGTCACCGGCATTGGCGCCGCTGGTGATCTCAATCGGGAAACCCACGTAGGCGTCAGTCGCTGGGTTGCTGCCGCCCAGGTTCGCCAGGGTGATAGTGTTGGCGCCGCCTGCAGTGGCCGTGCCGGAGATCTCAGCCGATGCGGCCAGATTCATGCCGGCCGCCAGCAGCAGCGGAGAGAACCGGGGTGCGGTGGCAGCAACACCGGAGCCGCCCCACTCGAATGTCACCGTGACGGCGACGTGCTCATTGGTGAGCGGCTGACGGTCAGCGCCGAGGAACCCCTTGATCAAGTCCCGTTCGACTCGGGTGCCGGTGTACGGGTTCACTTCCAGCGAGGTGATCTTCACTGCATCGGTGGCGCCGATCGCGCTGGCCAGGGTGCCGTAAGCGGTTTCCGTCTTGGCCAGCAAGAACGAATTACGGATCAGGAGAGCAGTCATCAGTCCTTGGCCTTGCTGGGTTGGGCGGGCTTGGCGGGCTCAGCTTTGGGCGGCTGGTAGTCAGCAGCAGACACCATCTCGCCGCTGGGGAGCATCACGTACTCACCAGACTCGCCGTGGTGCTCGAATTGTTCCGCCATGGATGGGGGCTGAGCGTCCTGGCCTCAGGCTACGGAGGCCGGCTCAGGGCAGCTGATCGATCGCGTCGTCTCGGGTGCGATACCGGATCAGGAACCGATACTGCATCCACCCAGCAGAGGCGTCAGCCTGCTCATACTCAGGCCGGAAGCCATCGGGCTGCACGTCATGGGCTAGGCCGCCCATCGTGCGGTCGGCCATCATCCGGGCGTGCACGTCAACGCCGATCGGGTCCGCTAGCTGGTCGGGCACGTCGCCGCGCACATAGATTTCAACCAGTACCGGCAGCGCCTGATCCAGGCGCCCCAGGCCGGCGCCGATGGTGCGTGGTGCGTTGACCGGGTTGTCTTCGCCGGGGCTGATCGTGATCGCTGGCGCCTCGGACTTGGAGTAGGCCTGCGCACGGCTGCGGTAGATCCGCTGGCCCACCTGCACCGTGCCGGGAAGGGTGACGCTACGGATGCGTTCGAGGATCTGTTCGCGGATACTTGCCATGGGCTCAGGCTAAAAAGGCTGCACCAGATCGAACACCACCCAAGCGCAGACGACCGCGACGCCCAGCGCCACTGGTAGGGGCACGGCACTCAGCAGCCAGCCCAGCAGGCCGGCCACCAGTGCAACGGCCGCGGTGAAGCGGATTAGATAGGGCATCACTCGACCCATCCAATTCGCAGCAGCGCCACCAGCAGCACCGCAACGGCAACGCTAACTGGGGCCATCATCACGGCGATCATTGCGACATCAGTCCAGGTCATGGGATAACAGCTCCGAATGCGTTGATTAGGGTGGTCACGCGGGCGTCAAGTAGGGCGAGGTCCAGGGCCTCGCCTATGCTGTAGAAGGCGAGGCGGGCGTTGGAGAAATCGCCGCCGTTCCTAGAGAAAACATCAATAGGAACCGCTGCCGGGGCGGAGCTGCTTTCGTTGATCGTTGTACTTGCTCCGCTAAACCTTACAGTGCATTGAGTGTCGCTAGATCTAGACCCACCAAATAGCCCTGTAAATGGTGTAGCGTTTGCCGTACTTGACGTGCCTGAGGTGTTTATGCGCGCAACCACTACGCTGGCGGTTGTTAGAATATGCGTTGATCCAACGGCTCCGCTGGGGCTTCGCGAGGCAATCGCAGCTCTAGTGGCATTGCGTGTTTCCGATTCGGAGGTGAATACTGCGACATGCTTGCTATTTTGTGGGTCAGCGCTATTACTCCTATTGCTATCTAAATAGTTATTGGTCCCATTCGCCTGTAACCCCGTCTTTCGGTTGTAATTCCACCCGCCAGCCGTGCCAAACCGTGTCGGCGCCGCCCCCACCAGCGGCACCAACGCACCGGCCAGTGTGCGGGCGCCGGCCATGATGCAGCAGGCTTTGATCGCGTTCCAGATACCATCAGCTTTGCAGCCCACCACAAACGCATTGATCGCATCGCGCACTGCGGTTTCCAGTGCCTGGCCATCGGCGGTCTCGACCGCTGTGATGTATGCCGCAGCGTCAGGGTCGTCCAGGCCAATATACGTCCGGCGAAGTATTAACTTTCCTGGAGTGTAAATTGGGCTCATGGTATTA